TCATAATGCTTTTTCAACATTAATTTTTACCATTTGATTAAGTAAGTTAGTATATGATTCAACATTTTTCTTTGTTGTTTCAGCATAAGTATTTACTATTATATTAATTATTTGTTGATCGAGGTTTTCTAAACCTGACTCATTAAGCATTGAACGAGTCTCATTTTTCATTTGAGATAAAGCTTTTTCTACTTTTAGTTCTTCATTTTCTTTTAACAGCTTTTCCAACTCATATTGATTCTTTTGGTCTTTATTCATCTTGGCTAGTTTTTCAGCTTCCTCAATTGCCTCCTTAATACGTTCATCAGATTTTCTTCTTTCTCTAGTTAAACGATCCTTAATCATTTGAGATACTTCTTCTTGGGAGAATGTTTTCTCCTTTTGCTGCGATTGTTCATGAGTTGTTTCTAAATTCTCATTGTGCTTCGTTTCTTCAGTAATATCACTTTGGTTGTTTTCCATGAGATATACCTCCTTTTATAGTCTGTCGACTGCGTATTCCATACTTGCTTTTATAACGTCATTAGCACGTTTTGGACATAAAAAATAACCTTCCGTAGAAGGTTAAAAAAGTGTATAAAAATAGCACCACTTTCTATTTATTTGTCTAGAAATGATGTTACTAAGATATTAATTTTATACTTTTTATTTCCGATTCATCAATTGAATATATTCCTAAATCTGTCTCTAAATCCATATTATAATTTCCCGTATCAGTTTCTAACGGATTTTCATAGTCGGTAACTTTACCTATTAAAACTTTTTGATTTGTTAAAACAACCATTACCTTATGCCCATAAGCATCTCTTATATGCAATATTATCACCTACTTTTTAATATAAGGTATAACATGTGTACCAGTTTTTGAATAATGTACTTTTCCTTTACTTGTCTCAATATATTTGTTATTGATAAAAGATTTTCCAATTGGTAACTTAAAATCAATAATTTCCTTACGATTAAACTTCCCATTCAGTAATAGTAATTCCCCAGTAGTGGCTTTGACTTTAACTAATTTATTTAGTTCCTCATTAGAAATAATTGTAAAACTTGGTAATTTATCTCCATTTATTTTAGCCATTTCAACACTTTGCTTAAATAACTCATGTTCTTTATTATGTCTATTTTGTTTTTCTGGATTAATTTCTACTTTTATTTTACCACTACGTATCATATCAAGCATTTCTTTTTTTGCTTTTTTCTTGTAATTTTTCTTTTACTAATTCTTTATCCTCAACTCGATATTTACCTTTACGCTCAGTAAAGAATCTATCCCGCCAGTTTACCACATGTGGCACTGTAGTACTTCTACACCATGGGTGCATAGGTGGTGCATTTATGCCAGGTATCATGTCTTTAACTTTAAATACTTTGTCATTTAAAGAGTGACATATTTTAGAAGTTTTCTTGTCTATTTTGGCCACGTACTTATATTCGCCATCTTCACCTAAATCTTTAAGATAAATTAACTTCTGTGATTCAGCCTGAACACGTGCTGATTCCGTAACTAATAATCTACTAGCATTATATGTTGTGGTATTTGTTTGCTTTTTAAACTTAGCTACGTACTCTTTGGGATGTCTCCCTCTAAGTAATACATTACTCGTTGTTTTTTCTACTTCTTTTTGAACTACAGCCATATCTTGCCACAAGCGAGTTGACCACTTCACACCTTTAAAATTACTATTCACTACTGCATTAATTTCAGTATCATCAATTTTAACGTGCTCACCTAATATATGTGCTTGCCTTTCTACTTCTCTATCCACAGCATCAACAAGCTTTTCTTCAATTTTATCTTGTAAATCACTACCTGAATTTTTAACTATTAAATCTAACTGTTGCTTAAGAAGTTGCTCTCTAGATACTTTCATTGACAAGTTATATAAATTTAATGCTTTATTAGCCTCATCGCTAAAATCTTTACGCTTTATATATTTTTTAGCTTTATTTCGAAACGCATATACATCAAAGTCATCAGCCTTTTTCATAACTTCTTGAATTGTTAATCCAGTATCTGTTGCATATTTTGCATAAAAGTCTAGTAATTCTTTAGCTATTTCAGCATACATTTGTAAAATAATTCGTTCTACTTCTATTACTGCTTGTGCATCCGCTAATGATTCAGCGTTTATGACATTCTGGGCGCGTTCTAACCAATAATCATAACTATTGGGCATAATTATCAATCATTTCTTTATCTTCGCTAAAGTGGACGTTAAACTGCGAATTATCAGCTTGTTCTCTAGTCTTTCTTTGCTCATCTTCCATTTTTTTAATTTCTTCATTAGGGTTATCAATAATAGGCAGTATTTTTAATCTAGTTTGTTCAGAAACGCCACCATTTAACGCATTAAATGCTTCAATAGATTCTAATAAAGACTTAGGTAAGTTGGGAGTAAATGTGATATCAATCTTTGAATAATCATGTGAATAAACGCCTGTTAAATTAATATTATTCAGATGTAACTTGTACCGCTTCATTAATCCTTTTTTAAATAAGCGTTCTTTAATTGCTCTAACCTGTTCTAAACCAAAAAGTTTATACTTAAATGAATTATTTAAGCTTAAAACATTACAAAATGGTAATAAGATAGCTAATTCAGACTTCTATAATAATTCCTATGATTACATATTTTGCAATGAATTTGGTGAGCCGCTTCCACGTTCAACTACACATAATACTATGATGTATGTCACTAAAAAATTACTTGGTAAAGGAAATGAATTAAGTATTCACAAACTAAGACACACACACGCTACCTTACTTCTAGAAAGCAATGTACCTATGAAAGTAATTCAAGAACGTTTAGGTCATAAATCTGAAGCTATTACTAGTGAAGTTTATAGTCACGTTACTAAAAAAATGAATGATAATGCTAAAGAAAACTTTGAGAAGTATATTAAGAATGTATTTTAAAATTAGTTGCCCAATAGTTGCCCATTCAAGTAAAATTTAGAATCGTTTTATAAATAAGTTGCCCACTTTTATATAAAAAAGAAGCTAAGGCAAAATGCCTTAACTCCTTACCCCTATTAGGTTTCCCCTGTTTTGCTTAGCGCTTAGTATTGCTTAATATACTGTTCTCTTTCCCATTCGGATACTTGAGTTCTATATATTTAAAAATGGGAATTATTCACTTTTTTTAGATATTAAAATCGCATAATGACAAGGTTTTTATATTATTAAATTTTATTATTTATTAATATAACTTGACCAATTACTTGACCGTTTTTTTAAATTTAAAAAATTTAGGTCAAGTAAATAGGCTCTATCTCTTGATACATAAGAGTTAGAGCCTTATTTTTAATCTTCACTATTTCTTTCTAATTCTTTTTGATAATTGTATAGCTTTTCGGCATTTAATAAGCCTAGCCTATCTAATTTAGACTTACCTAATCTTAATTGTTTAATAGTTGCTTCATTAACTCCTGTCTCTTTACTTATTTGATAAGCACTTATATTTGAATTAAGCAACTTAATTATTTCATCTCTCATTTAAGACACAGCCTTAACAAAAGTTATTATTATTACGATTAACAATAAGCCTAGTACAAATTCAATTTTATCTTTCTTATTAGTTTTTCTTATATTGTAATTTATTTTCATTGTTTACAAATAAATGAAGAGCGTTTTATAATATAAATGAGAGGGAGGTTACCCTCCCACAATTAATTAAGTTCAAAAGCTATCTCGATTACGATAACGGCCAAGTTAATTTTTATCGAGAAGTTAAGCTTTTGAGCTTTTTTGTCTCTTCATTTATTTTTCCTCCCTTCTAATAAGTATATTACTATTATACGTTATAATTCTAACGCAATCGATACTTTTTTTCAAAAAAATACCCACACCCCTATATTAATAGGTAGTGTGGCTTGATTGATTATATTAAAAAGTTCAATTTTCTTTATGCTTATTTGAATATGTATCGTTTTATTATTAAAATATAACGCCTATAATAATACCGATAACACTTACAACAGTAGATACAGTTATACCTATCCAAAAACGATTACTAGTTAATTTTTCATCATTAATCTCATGTTTCAATTCTTTTACTGCTAATTCTATGTCTTTTCTTAACAAACTTTTTTATTTTTCTATGCTATCTTCGACTTTATCAAATCTAGTATCTAAGTGTCTTTTATGTTCTTCAAATTCTGGTCTAGTAATGTATAATAGTTTAAATAAAATATAAATACTTATAAAGCCTTAAATCTAACTATTCAGCTTATTTTTTACGTATAATAATGTCATAGTAATTTTTAGTAGGTGGACATAGAAAAAAGGAAAATCCAATTTTCTTGTCCACCTACTTATCGGTGTATAATCTATCTGAACTCATAATTTTGTAAGTAATTTATTACATTTATACTTTTAAATAATAATTATCTAACATCAGCAATACTAATTTTTAATTTTTCTATTTAGAATTGATGAAATCTCTCTTTACCGTAGCATAGTTTTTACTTTTAGACTCATAGCACACTTTGTGTCGATTATTTATCTTTATACTTTTATAAATGTAATAATTTAATTCTTCTTTTTTATTTTTTCTTTAGACTCATGTTTTGTTTTAGCATAATTTAATGACAATCCCATTATTACAAAAACTAAGAATCCTATAAAAGCATAACTATTAAATGAATCCATAAACCCTATCAAATCAATTTTTAATTTTTCATCGTGATTTTCTAAATAAACTCTTGCAAAGTTTGTCATGGTAATTATTCCAGTATATAGACCTGTTAATAAATTAAACAAAGAAACACCATCATATACGTCATGTATAAATTTCTGCATTATCCTAATGAATATTATAGATATCAAACTATTAATTATAGCTCCGATTGCAATATATAATATCACTATGAA